TGGCGTATGGTCAGCCAATGCACTGCTTTGATGCAGACATGGTGAAAGGTCACCATATCATAGTAAAAGATAATAACGAGGGAAAGAAGTTCGTTACACTTGATGGTGAGGAGCACATTCTAGGTGAGCATGACCTTGCCATTTGTAATGAGGAAGAACCGATGTGTATTGCTGGTGTCTTTGGTGGAAAGGGTAGTGGAACTTATGAGACCACTCGTAATGTGGTACTAGAAAGTGCTTACTTCCATCCAACATGGATACGTAAGAGTGCTCGACGTCATGGGTTATCTACTGATGCTAGCTTCCGTTTTGAGCGTGGCATTGATCCAAATGGCGTTATCTATGCACTCAAGCAAGCAGCTATTCTTTGTAAAGAATTGGCAGGAGGCAAGATCAGTATGGAGATTCGTGATGAGTATCCTACAAAGATGTCCGACTTCCCAGTTCGTTTAAATTACGAGTATTGTGATCGCCTCATTGGTAAGAAACTTGGCAATGATGTTATTAAGCGAATTGCCGAAAGCCTTGAGATGAAGGTAGTGAAGGAAGATGCTGAAGGTTTAGATTTATTAGTCCCAGCTTATCGTGTGGATGTTCAGCGTCCTTGTGATGTTGTAGAGGATATACTTCGTATCTATGGATATAATAATGTAGAGATCCCAACCACATTGAAGTCTTCGTTGACGATAGCAGAGGATGCTGATAAAGAGTACCATAAGGAGAATATCATTGGTGAGCAGCTTGTAGGTGAAGGCTTCTTAGAGATTATGAATAACTCTTTGACAAAGGCTTCTTACTATGAGGAGACTGGTTTTAATGCTTATCCTTGGGAAGAAACAGTAAAGGTGATGAATCCACTATCAGCTGACTTGGGGGTAATGCGTCAGACCTTACTCTTTGGTGGTTTGGAGAGCATTGTTCGTAACGTTAATCGTAAGGCACAGAACCTCCGCTTCTTTGAGGTGGGCAATGTCTATAAGTACGATAAGGAGAAATGGTCAGAAGAAAGCCCTGTAAAGGCTTACGTACAAGATCATCACATTGCCTTATGGGTAACAGGTAAACATATTCAAGGATCATGGGCACATCCAGACGAGGATAGTTCTTTCTATGAGTTGAAGGCTTATGTTGAAAATATCCTTCGCCGTATAGGTGTACCACAAGGTTTGTTGGTTTGTACTAATTCGGACAATAATGCTTTCGATAAGGCACTTGTCTTGAAGACACGTGCAGGCAAGGCATTGGTAGAAATGGGAATCGTTAATCATAAGGTCCTGAAGAGTTTTGATATAGATCAGAAGGTTTATTATGCAGAGCTTGATTGGACTGGCTTGATGAAAGCAACTCGCAAGAATAAGTTGCAGTTCCACGAGATTTCTAAGTACCCTGCAGTAAGTCGTGACCTTGCATTATTGGTTGATAATAATGTAGAGTTTGCTCAGATAGAAGAGATAGCACGTCAGACAGATAAGAAAATATCAGCAACTGTCGAGGGTAAATGCTCATCTATTGCCACGATAATTCTATTGACGGCACCTTTAGAAAGGCGATACGCATATCGCAATGCGAGCATCTGTATTCACAACCCAGCCCTTGCAGGTTATGAAGTAAGGAGCGAACGATTGACATCTGAAGAGCTGGAGCAGCAAGCGGATAAAATGAGAAATCTCGCTTCGCAGCTTCGAGTAGAGACAGGAAAACTTCTTGATCTTTACGTGAGCCGTACAGGTTCTGATAGAAAACTCCTTAGTGAGTTGATGGATAAGGATATTTACATAGATATGCAGACAGCAATGGCACTCGGTTTTATCGGGTCCATACTCCCTGAAATGAATGACAGCAAGAAACAGTTCAAATTTAAAAACAACAAAGAAATGACAAAAGGAAAGATTGAGTGCGATGCCAACGCTGTACAGCGTGTGTGCTCGCTGTTTGGCGTTGAAAAGATTGAAGACATCAACGACATTAAGATCATCGATCAGTACATCACATCTTCTTCTGGCGATGGATTTACTGTCGAGAGAGAAGATGGAGACCCACAGGTAGGCGATATCGCTTATCCAGACGGAGACTACGTAATGGATGATGGTTCTCACGTTATTGTGCAGGATGGAGTCATTACCGACATTACAAAGGTTGACGATAATGAACCTTCAGAGCCAGGTGATGAGGGTGGAGACCTTACCCCAGATCAGCAGCAAGCAGTCATCGACAATCTGCAGGCTCAGATTGATGATTTCAAGAAACAAATCGCTTCTAAGGACGACGAGATTTCTGCCTTAAAGGGTAATCAGACAACTGACGAACAGCGAGAGATTCTCACCCTCATTGCTAAGGCTGGCGGAAAGAAATGGCTTGATAAGATTACTTCTATGAAGTCTACCTTTACTACTAAAAATCGTACGTTCGTAGCTCACAAGACTCCAGGTCAGGGTGATGGTAAAGAAACCAAGACGCAGCGAATGATTCGTGAAGCAAAGGAGGCTAACGCGAAGAAGCGTAACCGCAAGATGGAATAATCATCTAATCAACCAATGTTTAATTTAATTAGGAATACAATATGATTAATTGGGAACAATTTACCGTAGACAACGGTGCGATTACCGACCTTCGTGAGTTGATGTTCACATCTACTTTCCAGGACCCGGATCTCGATACCGTTGTAACAACTAAGTCAAAGCAAGAAAATGGAAAGAAACTTGGTTATGTTGACAAGATTCAGGATGTCGGCTACAAGTCTTCAGGCTGTGACGTTCATTACGAAAAAGTCTCTATTACAGGTGTAGAGAAGACTTGGAAAATTGGCGAGTGGGAAGTTCCATTGGAGCTTTGCTATAAGGATATCGAGGAGACCATTGGAAAGAATGGGTTAAAGGGAGGCACAGATCGTGCAGACTTGCAGGACACACCATATTGGGACCTCGTTCTTATTCCTCTTTTGAAGCAGGCTCTTAACAATATGTATTGGCGTCTCACATGGTTCGGTGATACTGCCGCAAAAGATATTGCTGGCGGTGGTATTATTACCACAGGTGTTAATACTAAGCTCTTTACTGCTAATGACGGATTGTGGAAGCAGTTGTTTGCTATCTGTACAGCTAATGAAAAGCAGAGAACAAAAGTTACAGCCAATACGGAGTCTTCATACGATGCTCAGAAACAGGCAGCTAAAGCTTCAGGTTATGCTGTACAGCTCTTTGATGACTTGCTTTCTGATGCTGATTCTCGCATCTTTGACGACAAGAAGGCTTGCATCATGACAACCAACTCTCTGTTCAAGGCGTTGCGTAATGACCTCGTGGACAAGTACGGTAAGTATACTATGAGTGTTAAACAGATTGCTTCAGGTATCAAGCTCACAGAGTATGATGGCGTGAAGATGATTGTGCTTGACGTTTGGGACCGCATGATCAAGAAGTACGAGGACAATGGCACCAAGCTTAACAATCCTCATCGTGCTCTTGTTTGCTCTCCTAACAACTTGTTCGTTGGAACTGAGGACGACGACAAGATTGCATCTTTGAGCCTCACATTTAGCGACAAGGAGCGTAAGAATTTCATCTACGCAAGTTCTACACTTGGTACCCTCGTAGGTGAAGACGCACTGATCCAAGCCGCTTACTAACCAATAAAACTTTTGTAAAATGGCTGAATGCGATTTCAAATTAGTTAAGGATATCGAGTTCGATTGCACAAACATGTCAGAGAAAGGTCTCCAGACTACTGGCTACATCATGAATTATGCCGATGTAGTCAAAGGCAAGTGCAATCGCACAGGGAACTCGATTACAGCTCTCGCTCTCGCCACTGGTGCAAAGGGATACAAGATTATCGTACCAGAAGGCTCACCTTTCAATGGTACGACTATCGAAGCTGCTGTAGGTACTTACAGGACAAAATGGAATAAGACCGTTGCGTTCGTAATCCTCAACAGTGGTCCAGAAGTATCTCATGACATCATTGACAAGTTGGCGAATGGTAAATTCGTTGTTGTCCTTGAAAACAAGTTTGCTGGTGCAGGCAGTAAGAATCTTTTTGAAGTTTATGGCTTCGAACAAGGACTTAAACTGACGGCATCTACACGGGATCTGAACTCGGATGATACTGATGGCGGTTGGAGCGTTACCTTGCAGGAACAGCAGGCTCCATCATCTGGCTTGTTCCTTTGGGATACAGATGAAGATAAAACTCGAAAGGTACTGGCTTCATTGAGCGGTATCACTCCAAGTGTTGTACCTGGAGGTTAAAGAACTCTGCCAATGTTAACATTTAGTGAAACAATGGCTGTACTGTTAGAGATGAGGGGGCGTTATGACAACGGCTTCTCATCTACTGACAGGCTTTTTATTAAAGATACGTATGCGTTTCTGTTTGGAGAACAAATCAAGAATACTTCTTGCAGTAATTGCTACAGAGACGCCTATATATTAATTTATTCAAAACTAAAAAAAGAAGGAATTATGCCAAAAGAAAAGAAATTCATACTGTTGAATGGTGTTCTTCTCCACGCTCTCAATGGGCAGGTTTTCACCAATGCAAATCTTACTGACGAGATTGCTATGGACGCTCTCAATGAGAATGCGAACCGTTTGGACCTGTTTGCGAAGTATCCTGAAAATTATAAAGAACTCTGTGATGCCCGTAAGACTTTACTTGCAGAGAAAGCATCAGCAGAACCAAAAAGTAATGAGGAATTACAGGTAAACATCGAGAGTCTTAAGTCTGCTCTCGAAACTGCCAATAGTGATCTTGCCAACGAACAGAAGAAAAACGAAGAGTTGGAGGCGAAGATTTCGACTTTGAACGAGGAAAAGGCTGTTGCTGAGGGTTCCACAAAAGAACTCAATGACAAAATTGCTGAGTTGACCACAAAGAATGAGGCTCTCACTTCTGAAAAGGAGGCTCTCGCAGAGGCAAAGGAATCACTTATTAATGATAACGAAGAGCTTTTGAAACAAGTTGAAACATTAAAGAAAGCTCTCTCTGATGCGCAGAGTGCTGGTAGTGATGCTTCTGCAAAGAAGGCTGCAAAAGAGCAGAAGGCTGGCGATACTGCAAAGTAAATGTAGTATGTGGACTCCGAGAAACTCTATCATAAGTTAAAACACTGATATGAATATAAATAACGTAAAGCGAGCACATAGACGCTTTGATACGCACTATATATCGTCGATGAACATTCAGTCATACGGTAAGGATAATTTGTATCCGCAACGTATGCTATCATTGATTTTAAATAGTCCGACGGGCGGAACATGTTGCGAACTTTACGAGAGATTCATAGAAGGTGATGGACTGAAGGATAAGTTTTTCGGTGATTTCGTCTGCAATAGGCATGGAGATACGGTTTCCGACATTCTTCATCTTATTGCCGTAGACCTTGCCCATTTTCATGGTTTTGCCCTTCATGTTAATTACAATATGATGGGTGAAATCGTGGAAATACAGCATATGTTATTTGAAGGGTGTCGTCTTGAAGAGGAAGATGATCTTGGTAGGGTTGCACATATCAAGTATCATCCCGATTGGACGGGAAAGAAAACGAGAAATG